GAGGAAGACATTGCCTACTTCGTAGACAACTCTTCCTCTTATATCTATCTCGACAAAGGTTTCGAGATATCTATAACACCTTTACTAAACACCCTTAACTAACGTAATACGTATATCATATATATCATATGTATATAGATAAGAAAGATAAGATAGTAGAGATGCTACTTCTTAATTCTCATGAGTCTGATATGACTTATAGACGTCCTGATAGTACGACCTACGTATGTCAAATAAGAAAGAATAAAGATGATACCTTTTATATACCTGAAACTCAATTAGAACTTAACCTATGAGTAAAGTAACTCTTATTCATTCAACGCCTGATGGTGATGAACTGATTGCCTATATGGCTAGAGTGTCCAACCCTGCTAATCAAGATAACCCAGAAAGCTCTAACCTGATTAAGTATCTCATTAAACATAAACACTGGTCTCCCTTTGAGATGGTTAATATGTGTGTTGAGATTAATACTACTAGATCTATTAGTGCTCAAATATTGAGACACAGATCCTTTAGCTTTCAAGAGTTTAGTCAGAGATACGCCAGTGTAGAAGAATTAGAACTTCCTTCACCCCCTGAGCTTAGACTTCAAGACCCTAAGAATAGACAGAATAGTATAGATAGTGAAGGTATAGATCAGCTTAATTGGCAAGGGTCTATTCAACTTCACTACTCTCATTGCTATCGTTTATATCAAAACCTTCTTAAAGATGGTATAGCTAAAGAATGTGCTAGAGAAGTGTTACCTATGGGTGCTCCTACTCGTTTGTATATGAATGGTACGTTGAGATCTTGGATTCATTACTGTGATCTTAGATGTGCTAATGGTACTCAAAAAGAACATAGAGAAATAGCAGATGCTTGTAAATATTTAATTAAAACTCAATTCCCACTTACCTATAAGGCTATTGACAACTCCACACCAACCGAAACAGATTAAGTCTAAGTGGTATTACATCTTCTGGGCTATCGCTACCGTCAGTGTAGTGATGGGTCAGCTGCATGTTGCTTCCTCTTATAACCGAATGTCTGACAATTTAGAATATATGATCCTTTCCACCAAATGAAACTATTCCTTGATACCGCTGAAGTAAGTGAAATAGAAGATAGAATACCTACTGGTCTTATATCTGGCATCACTACTAACCCTACTCTTATTAAAAAGAGTGGTAGAGACCCTTGGAAAGTATATAGAGATATTGTTGAATTAGGTATAGATGACCTTAGTATTGAAGTAATGGGAGATGATTCTAAGGAATTAGTTAGAAATGGTTTGACTGCACAAGAAAACTACGGTAACGTAGCCACTGTTAAGCTCCCTTGTACTATGGAAGGTCTAAAAGCTTGCAAATATTTGACGAATATTGATATTAGGGTGAATATGACCCTGGTTTTTAGCGTATCTCAAGCATTATTATGCGGATTAGCAGGTGCAACCTACGTATCTCCCTTTATTGGACGTATGGATGACAATAGTCTTGATGGTATGAAGCTGATTAATGATATATCTAATGTATTCAAGAAACAGTTCATAAATACCCTTATATTGGCAGCTTCTGTACGTGATGCTCAGTCAGTGGGCGTAGCCTTTGGTCTTGGTGCTGATATATGCACTGTGCCTCCTAAAGTCTTTGATAATATGGCTAAACATGTACTTACAGATAAAGGATTAGAACAGTTCAACCGTGACTTTTTGGCATAAATGTCTGAAGTCTGTTCACGTGGGAGTAAGGACGAAATAACCCCCAGGCGGGGGGCCGCGGGCGCGGTAATTGTGTCCAAACCATGTCCAATCATCTCCACAGCTGCCCAGATCCATTGCTATGACTGGGCGGCATAACTGTTCAATAGGCAGTTACGCATGTGTGCATGGTACTATCTTCGCGGGTGCGGGCCTGGGCGTGGTAGTTGGTTCGCTCGCGTCGTGTGGCTCGCGATCTGTCCGCGACTCATAGCTTCGCTAATCATTGACCAGTCGATTGATAAGCTATGCTGATATCCACTGCTATCACTGCCATCTCGGTAGGTAATGTAGCAATGTCAGCAAATCAACACCGAATGAGGCTTGACTTGTGGATCGTTTGGATATAGATTGATTCTTGAAGATTGAGATCTTTCGAACTCTCTTTAGAGGGTGAGAGAGTTCTCAAGATTCAATCAGAATCAACTAAGAACT